CAATTACGACGGCGGCACGCGCCCGACTGGTGGCCGCATGGCTCGCAAGAGCGGCGGTCGCGCCAAGGGCAAGACCCACATCCACATCAACATCAATGCCGGTGAGAAGCACCCGGATGGCATGCCGCCTCCGATGGCAATCCCCGGCCCGATGCCGCGCCCGCCTATGCCCATTGCCCCTCCAATGGCTGGCGGCGCTGGTATGCCTCCCATGGGCCCGCCCCCCGGCCTCATGGGAGGCGCCCCTCCTCCGGGTCTCGGCGTCCCGCCCCCGGCCATGGGCCCGCTTGCGCGCAAGTCTGGCGGGCGTGCTGGGCACGGCGTCTATCGCACGTACAAGGACATGGATGCGGGCGCTGGCGGTGGCCTCGGTCGGCTTGAAAAGACCGAGATCCAGAAGAACAAGAATTAACGCGTCAGCGGTCATGCTCTGACGCGTTACGGGGGCGGGGTTTCCTCTCCAGAGCCTCGCCCCCGGCGAAATATGGAGAGATGGAGAGACTATGGAGAGGCTTGCTTCGGAGCTTCAGAAGCTCATTGAGCAGAATATCGAGGCGCTTCGTGACAGCGTCTGCGCTGGCCTGCTGAATGACATGCAGGACTACAAAAAGCTCACAGGTCAGATCGAGGGGCTGCGCATGGCGCTGGCTTTGCTCGGCGCGGCGCGTGAGAATGTCTTGAAACGTTAATGGAGAGAAACGTGCCTATCACTTCGATGTATCACGACGAGGATCCCGCAAAGGACATCGTCGAAAAGGTTGGCGACATTTCCGGCTTTGACTTGTTCGGCCCGAAGGTGCTGGTCGCAATCTATGTGCGCCCCGAAAAGACCAAGGGCGGCATCTACCTCACTGACAAAGTCCGCGACGAAGACCTATATCAGGGCAAAGTCGGCTACGTGCTGAAGATTGGCCCCGGCGCTTTTTCTGACAGCGACTGGTTTGGCGATGTCCGGGTCGATGTGGGCGACTGGGTTGGTTTCCGCGCCTCCGATGGCGCGGCGCTGGTCGTGAATGGCGTGAATTGCCGGTTGCTGGAAGATGTCCGCATCTATGGCAAGGCGTCGAACCCTGATCTGATTTTCTGAGGAGAGGCCCGTGGTTGATAAAAACGAAGGCGATATTGAGATCGTGCTGACGGACGACGCTGCCCCCGAAAAGGAGCAGGATATTGTTCTGACCGACGACAAGCAGCCAAAAGGCAAGCCTGATCTATCCCCAGAGGATGGCATCAGGGAGTTGAAGGTCAGCCTTGAGCGCGAGCGTCAGGCCCGCGTAGAGGCAGAGCGCAGGGCTCAGCAGCAGGCCGCTCAGGCCCACCTGATGACCCGAGAAGTTGAAGACAACCAGCGCCAGATGCTGTCGAGCGCGCTGGAAATGGTCAACAGCGAACGCGTCTTGCTCCGGACCCAGTACGCCGAGGCGATGTCGCAGGGCAATTATGCCATGGTGGCAGAGATCAACGACCGCATGAACGATCTGGCCGTGAAGGCCAACGTGATCGAGCAGGGTCGCGATGCCATGGAGGGCCAGCAGAAGCAGCAGAAGCAGCCGGTCCAGCAGCAGCAGCCCTATGCGGGTGACCCCGTCGAGACTTTCGCTGCGCAACTGACGCCTCGGTCGGCCTCGTGGGTGCGCGAACACCCGGAATTCGTCCGAGACCAGAAGCTAAATCGCAAAATGTTGGCCGCTCACGAGCTTGCCGTGGCGGATGGCATCGCCCCGGACAGCGATGAGTACTTCAACCACGTCGAAAGCACCCTCGGCGTGAACCGCGCGTCGGGCGACGCGCAGTACGAGGCTCCCCGGCAGCGCAAAGCGGCCCCGGCAGCGGCGCCTGTAAGCCGTATGGGCATGAACAGCGACGGCAGCCGCCCCAATGTCGTCCGTTTGAGCGCAGAACAGCGTGAAATGGCCCAAATGATGGGCATGACCCCCGAGGAATATGCGCGGAACATGCGCGATTTGAAGCGCGAAGGGCGCATGAACTGATGGAGAGAGACATGGAAGACGCAAAGAGCCTGAAACCGACTAAGGATCCGAACAAGAGCCGTCTGTCGTCTCTTCAGTCCGCCAAAAAGCGCGCTGAAGAGATCCGGCAGCATGGCGGGGATCTGGAAGATGGCACCGATGACTTCTGGGTCGACACCAGCAGCATTCCGGACGGATGGACCTACGAATGGAAGCGGTTCACCGTATACGGGCAGGAGGATCCGTCGTATCAGGTGGCGCTTCGCCGCTCTGGCTGGGAGCCTGTGCCCGCGTCTCGCCATCCCGAGATGATGCCTATGGGCTACGATGGTGACGACATCATCCTGCGCAAGGGCATGATGCTGATGGAGCGCCCGAAGGAGATCACTGACGAGATCCGTCTGAAGGACAAGAAGGCTGCTCGCGACCAGATCCGCATGAAGGAGCAGCAGCTTAATGAAGCCCCGGCAGGGCAGTTCGAGCGCAACAATAAAGACGCGCCGCTAGCCAAGGTGAAGAAGGGCTTCGAACCGATCCCGATCCCCGAGGATTGATCCTCTCTTGTGTTAGAGAATTAGGCCCGCTTCGGCGGGCCTTTTTGTGTGTGTTGACAACATAACTCATTTGGGGTTAATTCGGTAAATCCTTCCCCCCGGCGTGGGAAGTTTGATAACCCGGTTTCATGTCGCCCCGGTGCGCGATGATCGAAGCCACCCCCTGAAAAGGTAAATCCCATGGCGAATACCTTCGCTCCGTTTGGGTTCGATCAGTACAAGGGCACCGGTGCTGCGCCGACGTTCGAGCAGGTTCCTGCCGCCATTGCTACTGCGAATACGACCCCGATTTTCTCCGGCGACCCGGTTATGCAGGTCGCTAACGCCACTGGCGTTGGTACCGGCTATATCACGCAGGCCACCGGCCCCGTGACGCTGACCGTTGCGGCAACTGGCATCGCCACTGTGGCGACGGGCGCCATGACGATCACGTTCACTGCGATCTCCAGCGCCACCGCAAATATTCCGACCTTCGCCTCTACCAATTGGGCTCCCCCGATTGGCTCGACTATCGTTGTGTCGAACGCTACTGGCGTTCCGAATGGCGCCTTCACGGTCATCTCGTCGACCTCGACGACCGCCGTTGTCCAGAGCACTGCAGCAACTGTCGCTACGTCTTCGGCTACCACCCCGGTGGTGACGGTATTCGTGCCGGTCGCTGGCATCTTCGTTGGCTGCAAGTACCTGTCGACCTCGCAGAAGCGCACCGTCTGGTCGGCCTATTGGCCCGGCTCCGACGCAAACGGCGACGTTCTCGCCTATGTCATCAGCGACCCGAACGCTCAGTTCCTCGTCCAGACTGGCAATTCGAACACCACGGCTACCGCCGTTGGTCTCTCTGCGGTCGGCCAGAACATCAGCTTCAACTGGAACGACAGCACGGCTACCGGCGAAACCAATGGCAACACTGCCAGCGGTCAATCCACCATGTTTGCCGATCAGCGCTCGCTGGTTGAAAACTCGGCGGCTGGTGCTGCCAGCAATGCCTACCTGCCGTTCCGCGTCGTGTCTCTCGCCAATTACGTTCCGGGGCAGACCAGCCCGCTGGTGAGCGTCAACGGCAACGACCCCACCTCGGGTTACAACAGCATCGTTGTTGGCTTCAACAACGCCATGCCGCGTAACTTTAACGGCATTTAAGGAGTAGGTTCAAATGGCTGTCAATCTTTCAGCAATCAAAGACCTCCTCCTCCCCGGCCTGCGGGGCGTTGAAGGCAAGTACGAGATGATCCCATCTCAGTACGACAAGATCTTCACCAAGCACGACAGCAAGATGGCTCTCGAACGTACCGCTGAAATGCGGTACCTCGGCCTCGCGCAGCTGAAGACCGAAGGCGGACAGACCGCTTTCGATAACGGCGCTGGTGAACGCTACGTGTACAATCAGGAACACGTGGAAATCGGTCTGGGCTATGCCATCACTCGCAAGGCGATTGATGACAACCTCTACAAGACCCAGTTCCACCCGTCGAACCTCGGTCTGATCGAGAGTTTCCAGCAGACCAAGGAAATCTACGGCGCCTCGATCCTGAACACGGCCACCACCTACAACGCCAGCGTTGGCGGTGACGGCAAGTCCCTGATCGCCACTGATCACCCGATTGACGGCGGCACTGTTGCCAACCGTCCGGCGGTTGACGTGGATCTGAACGAAGCCACCCTGCTGAACGGCATGATCGCAGTTCGCACGAGCTTCAAGGATCAGGCTGGCCTGAAGGTCTTCGCGCGTGCCCGCAAGCTCGTCGTGCCCCCGCAGCTTGAGCCGGTTGCCATCCGTCTCACCCAGACGGAACTGCGCCCGGGCACTGCGGACAACGACGTCAATGCGATCAAGGGCACCAGCGGCGGTCTGCCGGAAGGGTTCCTCACGAACGACTTCCTGACCTCGTCGCGCAATTGGTTCCTGCTGACCAATATCGACGGTCTCTCCTACATGGAACGTATCAAGTTTGAGACGGACATGCAGGTCGATTTCGTGACCGACAACCTTCTGGTGAAGGGTTACGAGCGGTACTCGTTCGGCTACTACAACTGGCGCTCCATCTACGGTTCGCTTCCGTCTTAATCTGGGCCAAGGCCCCTCTTTCGGGAGGGGCCACAATGAAAGGAACAGCAAATGGCTGCTTCTCATTTTACTGGCCCTCTTATTTCGGGGCCGATCCTGAATACCTCGGGCACTACGCTCGGGCAGGACGTGGCCGATGTCGGCTATGTTACGATGGCTCAGGCTCAGGCGGTCACGCAGGCGGGGTCGACAACCGCCCTCGCTACCGGCGTCGTCATCCCGGCTTACAGCCTTATCGTTGGCATTGACCTGCTGGCGACCACAGGCTGGGCAAGCTCGGCCACTTTTAGCGTTGGCACCTCTGCCACTGCTACTGAGCTTGTCAATGCAGCGACTGGCCCGCAGGCGATTGGTCTCTCCAATCTCTCTCCGGGTACCGACGCAACGCGCACCGGTCGATGGGTAAGCGTAGGTGCGAACGATGTTCGTATCTTCGTTCTTTCGAGCACTGGTACCGGCGGTGTCGGCACGCTTGTCGTTCGTTATGTCCAAGGCATCAACGCCCCGTAATCCGCAGGAGGATCATATGAAGGGTCGCAAGGGTCGTGCTACGGGTGGCGATGCCACTGTGGGCACTAAGGAATATGAGCAGGATCTTGCTCACAAGAACCAGCGTTACACCTACCAGAGCAAGGTGAACGACGCTGCAGAAGAGCGCAAGCGCGGCGGCAAGGTCAAGAAGCACGTCGGCAAGGCCGAAGGCGCGGCCGGGGTGCAGCATGCTGGCCGCAAGCCGCGCAAGTCCGGGGGCCGTGCGGGTTCGAACATGAACCCGCTGTCCTCGGCGCATGCCGGGACGCAGGCCAAGGGGCGCGGCACGGTCGCAATCGATTGATTGGTGGGGCTTCGGCCCCATCTTTTCTTTCCCCGAGGGCATCATGGCCAAAACACCTGCTTGGACCCGCTCAGAAGGACAGTCCAAGAGCGGCGGATTGAACGACAAGGGCCGCGCTTCATTGAAGGCGGCAGGGCACGACATCAAGAGGCCGGTTACCTCAAAACAGGCTCAAAAATCTGATGCTGACGCCGAAAGGCGAGAAAATTTCAAAAAACGTATGTGCGGCATGAAAAATAAGCTCACTTCTGATAAAGTGGCTAATGATCCAAACAGCAGGATCAATAAGTCGCTTAGAAGGTGGGATGTCGAATGCTAACATGTGCCCGCTGCAAGCAGCAAAAACCGGAAACACTGGAATTTTTCCCACCGCATAAGCGGAAAACCAATGGGTTGGATAGCTGGTGCCGCACGTGTCGGTCTGAATATAGAAAACAGACTAGGCTCCCTAATGGCATCAAGCCTGAAGAGCATAATAGGGCGTACGCCGCCAGAGAAACCGGCGTATGTGTAATATGCGGACAAACTGTTTTTGTCGTTATTGATCACGATCACGCCACGGGCATGGTACGTGGGGCTTTATGCACAAACTGCAATCTGGGTTTAGGGCACTTTAAAGATGACCCCGAGCTTCTGGAATTTGCGGCTTTATATCTAAAAGGTCAGTGCGCCTGCGGTAATTGCAAACCAGTTTGGGGCGGCTTGCCTCTGTTCTCTCACAAGGAACATTAAAATGCCCATGAAAAAGGACATTCCCGTCTGGGACAAGGGGCTCCCGAAGAACCACAAATCAAAGCCCATGACGACAAAGCAAGTGGCTCAGGCCAAGGCCATGGCCCGCTCTGCTGGACGTCCCTACCCAAATGCGGTAGACAATATCAGGGTCTCAAAAGCCTCGAAAAAGAGCTAATTCAGAAGGAGCGCGCTGATGCGCTCGGTTTGCTCTATTCCGCCTTTTGATTTTTAGGAGATGCTACGATGGCAATGAACCCGCTGAGACAAACGTTTGCTGCTGCCTCTTCTGGCGCGCAGACGGCTCTAGGTATCGACTGGCGCGAGAACGGCGCGACTGGGTTTACCTACGAGGTGCAGTTCAATTCGGGCGCGTCGGGAAGCGTCACGGTCGAAACGACGCTGGACGACGTGAACGACCCCAGCATCACTGCGGATTGGATTGCCGAGACTGGTGCCATCACCAGCGACACGCGCGGCGTGATTGGGCATCCCGTTCAGTATGTGCGGCTCAACATTTCCTCGCTCACTGGCGGCACGTTGACGTTCAAGGTGCTGGTCGGCTCGCAGACCGGCGACGGCACTGGGCTCATTCCCTCGGGCGGCGGCGGCACGCTGGATAACATCAATCTGGCGCAGGTTGGCGGCACTTCAGTCGTCACTGGCGGCGTGAGCGGCCTGCTGGGGGTTGGGGGTAACGTCGCGAGCGGGGCGACGGATAGCGGGAACCCGGTCAAGATCGGTGGTGTTGTAACTGCTGGTGGTGCAGCCGCGCAACTGCCATCACTAGTAGCAGGTACGCGCAGTAATTTGCCCGTGTCGCAGCGCGGTGAAATCCCCGTTAATGTTTCCTTTAACGGGTTTTCTGCAAGTATTGTAAACGCGAATTCGGACGGCAATTTGTCTACTTCGGCACTTGCCGGGACTACTTTTCCACTGCTCTACAACGGATCAACTTGGGATCGTTGGCGCGGCGATACCTCTGGCGCCTATGTCCGCAGCAACTTCGCCTTCAACGCCGCAACCACGATCACACGTCCGGCCAACACTACGGCCTACAGTGCTGGCGATGTGGTCGGCGGCGCGATTACGTTTGCGAATATGGGCACAAGCGGCGGCAGGATCATGCTCACGTCCAGCCAGCTTGAGTTGGACATCGCTGCCATCCCGACCGGCATGACGAGCTTCTTTGTCGCGCTCTACAGCGTCACGCCTCCATCGGCACTTGCCGATAATGCGGCGTGGGAT